TATTCACATATACCAAAATATTCATTTAATCAATATTCTAAAAATGATTTTTTAGATTGGCATTCGGATTTACATGAAATACAATATGGTGCAACCATCACTACGATATTTCAGTTAAATGATTCATATAAGGGTGGTGATATAAAATACATAATAGATGATGTTGAATATTCTGTTCCCAAAAAAACTGGTAGTATTTTTATTTTTGATTCCAATATCTCACATTCGGTTGATAAATTAACCGATGGTATTAGATACTCATTAAATGTATGGCCAGGAAGTGTTCTAAAAAAATCAATAATTTAATAAATTAATCATATGAAATTTATAATAATATTTACCATATTCATATTAACATTATACATCGGTATAGGTTGGAACAAAATATGGGATAGGTATAAAATGTATTTATCCAAAGAGTATTGGACAGATTACAATATAATAGAATTAGCAGCATGGTTGGCTAAAGCAATAATCATAATTCCCGGTTTAATATTCGGTGTTGAATTGTGGTATATGCATTTTTTAACATTAGCAACTTCTTCTGCTTTAATTTGGGCATCGATGAGAAAATCATTACCAACATTAATATTATTCAATACCATATGGATTTGTATATCATTAACAATAATAATAAGACATTTAATACCATAATATGAAAGTAGTAATAATTGGTGGAGGAACTGCCGGATGGTTAACGGCTTTGGTAGTTAATAAATTTTGGAAAAACGCAGACGTTACCTTAATTGAAAGTTCTAAAATAGGAATATTAGGAGCAGGAGAAGGTGGAACTCCTAATTTTGGAGGAATCTTATCATTGTTAGATATAAATCAAACAGATTTTTTTGAAAAAACAAAATCAACTATAAAAGGTGGGTTGGAATTATATAATTGGACAGGTGGTGGTGAATTACGAAAACATTTATTTATAGGAGAAGAACCAACCCCATTTAACAAACGACACGCATACCACTTTGATGCCAGATTAGTAGCACAGTATTTTAAAGAAACATCAATTAATCGTGGTGTTAAGTGGGTAGATGATGAAATTGTAAAAGTAAATAATACATTAGAAACTATCGATAATTTAGAATTAAAATCCGGTTCGATTATTGATTTGGATTTTGTATTTGATTGTAGTGGTTTTGCACGATTGATAATAGACAAAGTTCATAATGAAGAGTGGATTGATTATTCCAAATATCTTTTATTAAACAAAGCATTTGGATTCTTTTTACCACAAACTCAAAAATATACCATAACAGATAAGAGTTATACAAAATTAACATCGATGAACTCAGGTTGGATGTTTGAAATACCACTACAACATAGATTGGGGTGTGGGTATGTTTTCAATGATGAATATACATCCGTAGATGATGCTAAAAAGGAAATAGAAACTCACATAGGACAAGATATAACTATACAAAAAGTTTTTGATTTTAAACCAGGAACATATAAACGTAGTTGGATTGGTAATTCAATTGCTATTGGATTATCATATGGATTCATAGAACCATTAGAAGCAACAGCTTTGATGACCACCATAATGCAATTAAAAAGATTAAGTGATACTAATTTCGATGAAAGTTATAAAGAAAAATTTAATAAATGGTGCTATCAAATAAATGAACAAAACTTAATGTTTATCAGGTATCATTATTTATGTGAGAGAACTGATACTGAATTTTGGAGAAAGAGCACATCATTACCATTACCTCCGAAATTGGAAATGATATTAGATGATGATTATAATTTAATTCCAAGAACCAATATTGAACTATTTAATATATTGCAATTGGAAGAATTTTCACTAAATGAAATGACTTTCTTTGTAAATAATTATTTAGCTATCTATAAAAAAAATAAAAAAAGTATAAAACAACAATTACTATAATATGGAAAAGATAGTGTTCGATACTGATACCTATATTTGGAGAACAAAATTAAATTTTAGTTCATTCAAAAGTGAAATATTAAGTTTATGTGATGATGTGGTTAATAATTCAGATGAATTTAATTTTGATGCGTTTCCTTATTTTAAAATACAGGGTGATATGAGTTTTTTAGGTAATATTAGTATTAAAAATAAACTGGATGAAATAGCTCAAATATGTATAAATAAGTGTAAAGAAATTCATACCGATATTGATGTAAATGTTAATATGATAGAAACTGATTCGTGGGTTAATATTGTAAGAGCTAATAATCCGATACAACCTAATTTTAAAGAAGGGTATGATAAATACCACATACATACTGAAATAAACAAAGTAAATAAAGCTTTTGTACCAGTTTACACATATGTGTATTATGTTCAAATGCCTGATAATATAGAAGGTGATGATGCCGTTTTATATTTCAAAAGTAAGAGTGATAATGAATACTCCATTTTACCAAATGAAGATGAGTTGATAATTATGAAAGCAGATACGCCCCATGCACCAAATACTGCACTAAAATCAACCAAAGATAGAATCGTATTTGCTGGTAATGTTGGGTTAAGTTATGTTAAAAAAGAAAAATCGTTAATATAATGTTAGTAGACAATAAATTTATATATCTAAGTCTACCAAGATGTGCATCAACTGCATTTCATTATTCATGTCTTATATCAGATTTAAATGTTGAAACTTATACCAACACTTTAATACCATTAAATGATAATGTTGATTTTAAATCAATTGATAAATCTAATTTAATGAATCACATCTACCATGCACACGAATCAATTGGTGATTTACAATCTAAATTTGGATCATCATACCCAATAGTTGCAGTTAAACGAAATAGACATGAAAGATTTTATTCCTTATATAAACACATTTTGTTTGATTTAAAAAGAAGTGGCTATCCCAAACTATATGAAGCTTTTTCTAATCTTACTTTAGATGAATTATTCTTTTTTACTAAAAATGATATAATTAACAAAAAACAAAGATGGGATATTATATGTCAGTATTTAATTGATTTGAAAATATTAGATAAAAAAATAGATATTATTAATTGGGAACACACTACATTTGGATATGCCGTAAATATGATTGATATATTATTGACACCCATTTCCTATTGGACAAACAATGATTCAAATATTATTTGGTTTGATTTCAATAAAATAAATGAATTGGAAAGTTGGGTTTCTGAAAAAGTGGATAAACCTTTTAAATTACAATCAGCAAATTCTAGTAAACACATTGAATGTAATATTATGTTGGATGATAGGTTTATACTCAAGTATAATGATATTTATGATTACTATGATTTACCAAAATCTACAATTACCTTAATATAATAATATGATTGATTACAAAGAAATATTTGAAGCATGGAAAATATCATTTAATCCAACCGATAAACAGGAATTATTGGCAAAGGAAAGATTAGATGTGTGTTTGGGGTGTGATTTTAGAAAAGAAGTTTTAAAGAAAGTAAAGTGGTCTGCATATTGTGGTGATTGTGGCTGTCCGTTAAATAAAAAAGTATTTTCAACTATGTTTAATCCATGCACTCAAAAAAAATGGGAAAATGTAGATTCTAAGTATTTAGACATAATTAAAACTAAAAATAAAAATTCTATAATTTAAATAATCATATATTTATAGAAGAATATTAAACAAATATAAGGATTTTATGAAAGCAACTATCATAGGTAGCGATTTATTGGAAAAAAATGGAAGTGTTAAGTTTTTAGAAATAAACACAAATACAACCATCTATAATACAGGTGCCGATTTATTAGACTATACCGCATTATTTGATGTTTTAACATCTAACAATATAACTGAATTTCACTTTATATGGACAGAAGTAGATTCATACACTCCACTTGAAGAACCATTTAGATTCAAAGAAATTTTAGAAGAAAAGTGTGCTGAAAATGGTATTTCATTTACCGATTATGTAGTTCCTATGAATTCGGTGACAGTGCCTTATATTGAAGATGCTCCTAACAAATTTATATTAAGACAATCATATGATACTACTGCATTGGTAGATGAAACGTATTGTGCTAATAAATTTGAGTTCTTTAACTTAATGAGTGGGTCTGAATATATTCCTGCTACATATTTTAGTGGTAGTGCATTACAAATGGATGAATTCACTACGTTGGACACAACGAATTCAGATGCACCAAACGTATTAGTTAAAGCAAATGCTCCTGCATATGATTTAGATTTATATCCAGCATTATATAAATTGGATGATTTATCTGAATTATCTGATTTGAAAAGTGAGTTGGGTTCTGAATATTTAGTTCAAGAATTTGTTTATTCAGATGATAATATTGTTGATGGTAGATATTCTATCATTCGTAGTATTGATATTATATATGGTTCTAATTTAGATGTAATCAACTTAGGTGGATATAAACAAAGCACAATAATTCCAATGAATTTTTCTGCAGATGAATTTGTAGTAGATACTAAAAGATTAAATCAAAAAAGTAGAATAAAATACATATCTAAATCTATTGTTAGATTTACGGGGATAGATTATCATACTGATGATGATTCTGTTATTTTAGATTATACCGGTTCATTGGTAGATGTAGATAATTTGAAATTAGGTGATTATATAAAATCTATAAATTTCCAAGATATGCATGGTAATAATGCAGGTGATTTAGATCAAACGCTTTTAGAAACCTACGGATGGGAAGCTACTTTACCACAAGTAAACGAAACATTGACATCGGAAACATCTAGTTTATCAAATGTATTTTCAGCATCAGTAGATACTATTTACATACGAATTACATTAGAAGATGGTAAAACGTGGGTAGATGCACCATCTACTACATATTTTATAGAAGAAACTGATTCAACTAAGACTCGTTTTGAAAAAGTTAATAATATGTTAGTTGGTGATAAATTAATTGTAACGGATGCATCTACAAATGAACTAACTACGATAGCAATTACATCATTAGAAATGGAACATACACAAAAAACTATTTATGGTTTAGATTTTGAACCATCGGATTTGTTCTTGGTGGATGTGGGCGATGGATTGTTTAGTGTAATGCACAACTCTTGCTGGTGTCCTTGGAACTATTGTGGGTATTTTTGTAACTCATATGGGTGTCCAGGCTGTGGTGGTGGTGGATTTGAAAAAGCATAATATTACTAATTAAAAAAATATAAAATAAAATGGCAAATACAATTAAAACATACAGACCAACTTCGGTAATTAAAGCTAACATCACTCCACTATCAAGTGAATTAAAAGTGAAACTTGCAAATGCAGTTAGTGAAGTTGTAAATAAAATCAAAGAAACCCATTTAAATTAATGGCATCATCCAGATTACATCAATTAAAAATAGTTGATAGTATTGTGGGTGCTGAAGTTGGAAATACATTATTATCAAAAATAGAAATAGATTATGGTAATGATATTAGAAAACATAGTGATTTTACATTACGAAATATTGTCCACGATGTTTCTAATTACATCGAAATGGGATTCAATTCCGATTGGAATATTTTAAATAAAAATACCATACAAGAAATACAAAAGTTATGGGGTGAATATATTACAAACTATCGTAATAATTATTCACCCCATAATTATATTGAAACTAATGCAATTTTATTAGATAATAGAGTTGATGGTATTGGATACTATTGGGTTGATTTAAATACTCGTTATTCAATTGAAATGATTGTTAGAATGGGAAATTGTGGTAGATGTAATTATGGTAATACTTTAATAGAATTACGAGAAACTACAAAAGATTCAAGTAAATCCCATGTTGTTATTGTATATAATATAGCATCAGGTTTGATAAGACAAATCAAAGGTAAAGGCGATATAATACCATCCGAAGCATATTGGGATGAAATATTTAATTTTTATATTAACACCCCCTATCACATTTCAGGTCATGATTATACACAGAAAGAAGGTATAGATTTTAAACCAGAAATGTTTAGTAAAGAAAAATATGAATCAGTCAAATCTAAAATTATAAGTAAAATATTTTAAATAATTAACTTATTATGAATTATACTATAAACAATAATTTTTGTGATAAAACTGAAGCTAATTCTATAATTGATTTTTGTATGAAATATGGCGAACCCTTTTCATATAATCCAAATCAGAATTGGGATTGTAGACGTATATATGATGATGAATTTAAGAAAAAAATAATTACTTTGTTAGTAGATAATTACAAAACAGAAAAATTTAAATTATGGTTTGATTACACTAATTTTAATTTAAAGAACTTCAACATCAGTCTAACTTCATATTACAATGGTAGATATTTGAATTTACATAAAGATAAAACAAGTGAACTAACAACGGTAATAGTATTATCAGATGGGTTTGAAGGTGGTGAGTTTGCACTAAGTGAAGGTAAAAATCCACCAATACATTTTGAAACCTTAGAAGGGGTTTCTACCTTTAATCTTAACTTAGGAGATTCCATCTCATTTAATGGGTCTGAAACATATCATGGAGTATTACCCGTAACCAATGGTATTAGATATGCATTAAATATTTGGATGACTGAAACCGATTTTGATTATCCAAAACTTAAAGTTAATACTACATTATTATGAGAGTTGCAATACTAACAAGTGCACGAAGTGGTTCTACAAGTTTATATCATTTAATCGAAGCACATTTAAATAAAAAAAATCATATTTGTATATCGGAGCCATTTAATAATTATTGGCGAGAGAAGATAGGTAAACAAACATATGATGTGAATTTTTTTGAAAATAAGAAAAACATTTTTATAAAAACATTTGTCAGTAAAACTCAAAAACCAAAAAGTTTATTAGAAAACGAAGATGTATATTGGGAGTGGTTTTTTAACTATTTTGAAAAAATAATTTTATTAGATAGAATAGATAAAGATTTGCAAAGTGAAAGTTTAACATATCACATGAAAGCAGATGACATTCATAGTTGGCAAAAAAGACAAGTATATGATTTATCTATAACTACATCTGAAGAGATTCTTAATAGTAAAAATGTATTATTAAATGAATCCAATATGATGCACGAATTTTCTAAAAAAGGCTATCCCTTATATTATTTTGAAGATATTTTTATTAAAAAAGATAAAAGTAAAATCATTGATATTTTTAAATATTTAGATATAGATTTGAACGAATCAATGTATAATGATTATGTGTATTCTGATGCATGTAAAATACGAATTGGTGAAGATGAATCTAAATTCAAAAGTATAATATAACATCGTATATTTGGTATTGTCATAAATTTTTAGTATATTTGTAAATACGATATATAACTCCCTTTTTTTATATCCTAATATTTATTACTATACACTAAAATATGTAATTATGAAAGATGTTTACAAACACAGAATCAATGACACTATGATGTCAGTTCAACAAAGAATTAAAATTGTTCAAGAAATGATGTCCGGTCAAAGACCCGCAGACCCTCAAATGGCTGCACAATATTTAAAGGAAGTCCAAAAAGGATTAGAATCTATACAAGAAATCGTAGATTTATCATAATATGAATTCGTTGAAGTATTTAGTAGGATTATCAGCTCTAATTATTGCTGGATGTGCTGCGTATTTTTCAGTAACGGGATTAGGTGTTCTTTTTGCAGGAGCATCTATACCTGTAATGATAATGGCAAGTTCATTGGAATTTGCTAAATTAGTGGCAGCAACTTATCTAAAACAAACTTGGGGTGAAATTAAAGGATTTAATAAATGGTATTTAACTATATCAGTTGGGATTCTTATGTTAATCACCTCTGCAGGTATTTTTGGCTATCTTTCAAACGCTTTTCAAGCACAATCTCTTCAATTACAACAAGTTGATAGAGAAGTATTGGTATTTTCAACCAAAATTGACCAAAATACTGCTCAAATTGATCAACTTAACACTCAATTAGGACAATTATCATCAACTCAATCTCAAATTTTAGAAAAAGGTAAGGTAAATTCACGTCTATTACGTTCAATTGATAGTAAAGACAAGCAAGTTTCCCAAATTAATAAGAAAATAGCAGATTTACAAGAAGAAAACGCCAAAAATAACGAAAAAATCAACGAAATTAAAGTTTCAAACTTAGGATTGGAGAAAGAGGTAGGTGGTTTTCGATTTATTGCCGAAGCATTTGGTATGGAATTGAAAAATGTTGTAAAATTCTTCATATTTTTGATTGTAATTGTGTTTGACCCCCTTGCAATTGCCCTAATTATCGCATTTAACGGTTTACTTGATGATAAAAAGGCCAAACAACGTAAAATTCTTACCGAAATGATGGAAAATGACCAAAAATTAGGGTTGTATGAGGTATATGGTGATAAAAAAGAAGATTTAGTGGAAAATAATTTACAAAAAGAGGATTTTAGTGGAAAAAAATTACCAATTGAAGAAGAAACTCCGATTATAGTGGAAAATACACCACTAACACCCAATGATGAGTTAATCGAAGCATTTGAAACTTATAATTCTAATTTAGATTTAGATAATGATGGAATTGTATCAAATGAAGAACTATCAGCCGATTCTGATGGTGATGGAGTAGTATCTGAAGAAGAAAAACGAAAATGGTATGAAGATGGTGGGTGGAGGTCTCCATACGATGGTAAAGCATTCTATCATCACCCGTGGTTTGATTGGAGTAAGAGAGAACGTTGGATTAATGATAGAAAGGCCATAGATTATTGGTTAAGTTATCAAGGTGGAACACAAGCTGCGTTAGAAGAATACAAAAAAACTCCATAATTATTTGGATATGTCAAATAATGTTCGTATATTAGCTTTATAAAATGTAAAACTATATAATATGAATTTAGGTTACGCATGTATCAATATGACATTAGGAGAACAAAATCCTAAGATTACTACCAATCGTAGTATGGTTAAGAAAACGTTTCATCAGAAAGGTATTTCTTACGCTTCCGAATTAGCACTACAAAACTCTCGTGATTTATTTGAGATTATCAAATGGAACGTTGCCAACAACATTAAGGTGTTTCGTATCTCTTCAGATATGATGCCGTGGGCATCCGAATATAATGTAGAAGATATGCCGGATTATACCAAAATCTCAAACATCCTCAAAGGGTGTGGAACTTACGCCAGAGAAAATGGGTTACGTCTTACTTCACACCCCGGTCCATTTAACGTATTGGTTTCACCCAATCCAAAAGTAGTTGAGAACACTATCAAAGATTTAGAACTACATGGTAAAATATTTGATTTATTAGGATTAGATTTAACTCCATATAATAAGATTAATATTCATTGTAATGGTGTGTATGGAGATAAAATATCAGCAATGGATAGATTCTGTTCTAACTTTGAGAAACTCTCTGATAGTGTAAAGAAACGATTGACAGTTGAGAATGATGATAAGGCATCTATGTATTCTGTTTCTGATTTGATGTATATTCACAAAAAGATTGGTATTCCAATTGTATTCGATTATCATCACCACCAATTTTGCACTGGTGATTTATCAGAACAACAAGCGTTAGAATTGGCACTAACAACTTGGCCAGTAGGTATTAAACCAATTGTTCATTATTCAGAATCAAAAGCATTGCACGAAGAAAATAGTAAACTTAAACCACAAGCCCATTCAGATTATATCAAACAACTCCCTAACACATATGGATTGGCTGTAGATATTATGGTTGAGGCTAAGGCAAAGGAATTAGCAATTTTACCTTTTATTAAATAACATGAAAACACAAGGAAAAAGACCCGAACAAATTAAATACTCCGAAGATGTATCGTTTTACGCATCTATTGGTTTAATTGTTATGTTAATTATTATTTCACTATTTGAATAATAATATGGGAATGATACAGGAAGTTAATCAAGTATTAGTAGTTAATACCGAATTTGGTGAGGCACAAGTTTTATTCATAATTGATTATGGTATTCATGCTAATTCAATTTGGGTATGTGCATCATTTGAAGATGGTAGAATACGACACTATGATACTAATCAAATAACCATAGTAAAAAACTGCACTATGGATTTTAATATTAAAAAAGTAAATGGAAAATAATAAAATAAATTCAGGTCATTATTTGGAATTGATGGATAGATTGCATATATTAGCATCTACATTGAACGATCATTGTTTAGAACATCCATTGACAGAATGCGATGAAGAAATCCGTAAAGCAATAGAAATTGCCACTGAATTAACATATGAAGCATATCAAGTAGTTGGTCATAAAAGTTACGAATACGATGAAGCGAATAACCCACATATCGGACACTCATAATAAACACACACAATTGAGTGGTAAATTACCCGGTGGTGATTTACTCATTCATAGTGGCGATGTGTCATCTTTAGGTAGAAAACGAGAAGTTGAATCATTTATTAAATGGTTTAATGCGATTGATAATTATACTCATAAAATTTTCATCGCAGGTAATCACGATATGTCTTTTGATTCTGAAAAGTTAATGCAGACTAAGATTGATTACTTTGATGGTAAACGTTCTGTATGGGATACTGAAGGTAATGAACATATTCCTGCAGAAGGTAAACCAGATTGGTTGATTGAGTTATTACAGAATGGATTGAATGATAATGTTTATTATTTAGAAAATTCAGATATAACAATCGATGGGTTGAAAGTGTGGGGTTCACCAATTACACCAACATTTGGGTTTGGCTGGGCATTCAACAAATATAGAGGGTATGATATAAACAAAGTATGGAATGGAATCCCATTGGATACTGATATTGTTATTACACATGGGCCAATGCATGGTTATTGTGATAGAACTGATAGAGGTGGATTGAATGTAGGGTGTGAACAATTATATCACCGATTAAACGAAGTAAAACCCCAATTACATTTTTCAGGTCATATTCATGAGGCGTATGGTTATAGACACACCAATTGGGGATATGCATTTAACGGATGTAATTGTGATTTGAGTTATGAAGTAAATAACAAACCATTAACGTTTGATTATGATTTTGAGAACAAAGAAATAATAGATTTTATATAGTATGAAAGTAGAATTTAAGGATACATTTTTTGAAAGTGTAGAAAAGTTGGTTTGGTATGATACTAAGCTATGGAAGGTATGGGAAGCAGTTCGGTATGATATTCCAAGATTCTTTGGGAATATTTACAAATTTCGTAAAGAATTATACGAACATCGTTGGTATGATTATCATTATACATTACAAATGCTATATCGTTCCCTAACCATTATGGTTGAAAAATTGGAAACTAATGGGATGGAAGTTGATTCGAGTAGAAATAAAAAAACTGCTAAAATTCGTAGAGCAATTGAAATAATAAAATCTAAAATTGATGATGATTATGTTGATAGAGCAGAGTTGCAATTAGGTAAAGTGGATTGGCCCGAAATTCAATTTGAAAAGATTGAAGATAGTGATTCATATCGATTGATAGATAATGATACAGATGCACAGAAAAAACACATACGAAAAGTATTTGCATTAGCACGTAAAATTGAAGAAAGAGAGTGGAAGGAACTTTGGAAAATATTTGAAGGACAGAATTTAAACGAATATAACAAATTATCAAAATCACTAACATCGGAAGAACATAAAACTCGAGATATATGGAATGAGTGGTTCGATGGTTCTGGTATGAGAGGTTGGTGGGATTAGCAAATTATGGGAAATATAAATAGCATATCTGATATATGGGTGGTTCATAAAGGGCCGAGAAAAAACTCAAAAATTCAAATTGAAGTATTTAAGAATATGCGGGTCGATGATATTTTGGACGCAAAGAAGAGAAAACCACCTATTCCTCATGAAAATGAAATATTAGAAATTGGAGTTGGAAACTTCGAAGAGAAATACAAAAAGAAATACAATTTATGATTATAAGAAAAAAGATAGGAAAACTAAAAATAAATATAGTTTTCAGATATCAAGGTGATAAAGTGGGAACGGATGATTCCTATGAAAAAACAAAGTGGCAAGAAAAGAAATTAGGTGTGTGGTGGAAAACTTATAAAGCAGTTGGAACTAAATACAAAGGTAAACAAATGTTTAAGAGTGATAATCACAGACCAGGAATTATGTTAGGGTTAAATTTAATATGGGCAAATCTATGGATTGATGTTTCATATGGAGTTTTAACTTTTAGTATGAAAAAATAAAGATGTTTTGGAATTAAGACAAAATCAAATAGACCCCGTTACGATTGGTATTGAATTTTTTAAAATACCTAAAATGGCACCTTCAATTATCGTTGCACCTACTGCATTCGGTAAATCAATTGTTATTGCCCACATCGCAAAGGGTATTGAAGAGAAAGTTTTAGTTCTACAACCATCAAAGGAGTTATTAGAACAAAATTACAATAAGTTTGTTTACTTTGGTGGAAAGGCTGCAATATACTCTGCTTCAATGGGAAGTAAAGAGTTGGGTGATGTGACTTATGCAACTATCGGTTCTATCGTATCAATTGGATATAAATTCAGAGAATTGGGTATTACTAAGGTAATTATCGATGAGTGTGACCGATACCCAAGAGATAAAGGTGGAATGTTGAGAAGGTTTTTAGATTCAATGAAAGCAACTCACGTTTTGGGTTTAACTGCAACTCCACTTAAATTACAATCCAATATGAGTGAAACTGGTCCTTACTCAAAGTTAGTAATGTTGACCAATAAATCAAAACATGGAGTATTCTTTAAACACATTCTTCACGTTGCTCAAATTCAAGATATTGTTAAGTTAGGATTTTGGACACCATTGGTATATCAATCATATGATTTCGATAC